GATGCCTCTAAATCCAAACGGTAGGGCGGTGGCTGGGACTGCTCCTGAGTCAAGAGTTGTTGAGATTACAACGCGAACTCGACGACTTGCATTTGGAAACTTTCCGCTGACCATAAGACGTTGCTCTGATTCATCAACAGCGTCAAAGTTAAATGTTACCTTACGGTCTCCAACTTTACTGGCAATGAAGTTTTTGCTTGCTGGGTTTAGGTCACAACCTGCGTATGTTTCAAGAACGCGTGTGGAGGTGTCGGTGTCGAAAAGCTCACGAATCGAGACATCAAATGTTCCATAAGGACTTGCAGGATCAGTTGAAGCTTTTACATTTGATATTGAGACCTTGAACAATGAGTTTCCAGATTCACCGTCAGTTAATGCCTCAAAGTGAAAGAGGTCATGCTCAAGATCACCAAACGGTTGTGAGATAAATGCAGGTGTTCTTGCGGCGGCGTATCGTGAATCAAATTTACCAAAATTTGAAAGATAGCTGTTTGTAGACCCAGACGTAATTGCTACGCATCCGTCTCCGTCAACGTCAAGGCTAACAAGCTCATCCTCAACAGGAAGATCAAGATACAGAACGTGTTGTTCAGCCTGGAACTTCTTGGGGTCGGTATTCATAACCTTTCCAAGATAATCATTTGCGCTTGGATCAAATGATGCTGTCATTATTCTGACGCCGGCGACCCCGTCAGTTGTTCCGAAAACTGCGCCCTGTGATGATGACACTGCAAACTTGAATTTCTTGTATGTTGAGGAAGCACTGTTAAGATCTGTTGATGCAATATCATCAATCGTGGCGCCTGTACCAGACCACTGCGAAGTTGCCCCTGTCATGTCAAGGACCATACCACGAGCGCCGGTTGGGAACATTAGAACGCCACGGACAACGTTGACTGTGTCGGCTGTTGTCGGATTGAAGCTTGGATTGTCGCTGAATATTGGAAATCCGCGCCATTCTGATGGTGAAGTTGTGTCAGCTGGCAGCTTGTGACGTGCCGTTAGGATCTGAACAGCTCCAGATTTACGGAGATCAGATGCTGGAACACCGACTGTGGACCCAGTGACCTTGAATCCAGCATTTCTAACAGTGCCTTGGGCTGCTGTTACTGAGGCGTCATTTGAGTTTGCATTTGCGCCCGCGCCAAGAACACGAATAAATGTTAACGCGCCTTTATGCTTTAAGAATTCGTTTGCTGCGTAGGTAGCTGGGCGATCAGGATCGAGACCACCAAAGCGCGCCTCAAAATCTGAGAATGATGCGATTGTTGTTGGAACGAAAGCAGGGCCCGATGCTGCAGCACCGATAAGTCCACCAGGGACACCAGTCGGCGCTGTGCCAGGGGCGGTAAGCTCAATCTCCTGTTCAAAGAACCCAGGAGAGCGAAAGGTCTGTTCAGACATCAGTTGCTCCTAAATCTAATATGATAATCAAAATGTAAGTATCACGTAAAAAGTGAAACCGCGCCGTCATTTTGTGTCCTTGTTGGACTTAGTCGTTTTTCTTATGCTAGTTAGAACCTCTTCTCCGTGTGCGCTGGAGATGCGACGAACACGAAGGGTAACATCCATTGGCTCTCCTGTCATTGGGTCCTCTGAGAGCTTTCTGGTGGTGCTGGTGACCTTTATGGATGTGGACTCAGTCCCACCGACAGCTGTTGACAGAGCAGGACGCACGCTTGTCCCAATTGTCTGGCTTCCTCCTGCAGCTCGTTCAGCCTGACTTGACGGGTTTGTTGCTATTGACTCGGTGGGAGAGGGTCCGTCTATTGTGCTGATTGCATCCAGAAGTCTAGAATCTACTCTCATGTCGTTTACGTTCCCAAATGGCTCTGGTCCGGACTGTCCGTCAACAATTCCAAAAGAGAATTGTGTTGCTGATAGAGTTCGACGGAGCCCGTTTGGGATTCCAGGGGACGTTGGAAGTATAATAAAAGCTGGAACAACAGCTGTCATTGTATGCTTTATTGTCCTTTCATCATCGTTCATGCTGTCAAATGTTGTCTCTGATGAGATTGCAGGTTCGAATGTTGCGTTGAACCAGTATCCAGTAGGAGTTTCAACTCGATATGATCTTGCGCGTATGTTGTGATACCCACTCATAATTGTTGTGAGTATTTCGTTGCTGTGTTGCATGAACTGCGTCCACAGCGTGATTTCGTAAGTTGCAGTAAAAAATTTTGGCACTGGTATAGAGATTGTTTCGTATATTCCACCACCAAGGTTTGGCTCGAGTTGACGACCACCAGCAGTTCTTTCTGGGCTTTCCTGCTTCTCGCGACGTGAACCTGCATAGGGAGACCCAACGTTCTTGAATCCTGGAGAGTTTATAATTCTTTGATAGATTGGATCTTCTTTTGAAAGACGTCTTTTGATATCTATTGTCCCAATATCCCCCATCTCGATTGATTTTTGTGCTTGCTGCTCAATTGTGCTTCTTACAATTGTGATGAGTGGTATGATAAGTGCACCGTTTTTATCGCGTAGAGGTTCTTTTCTACGTGTTATTGCAAATCGTTCACCTGTTGCGAAAATAACAGGAACTTTTTTAGAGCTTCCATCTTTTGTAATGTAAGTGAGTGGAAGGTCTTTGTCAAAAAGATTAAACATTGCACGATCAACGTCCTCAAGACCGCAACTTGGAATTTTTAAATCTTCTGGTACCGCGCTGCCATCGTAACCAAGACCAATCGAATCTTGACCGTATCTTTTTCCAACTGAAAATCTGGAGCTCATTCGTCACCATAAAAAGATGAGCTTATGCCATCTGGTGCAACTTTTTTAGGTCCTGTAAGCGGTGCGTCCAGCACACCGTTGCTCTGCAGATTACGAGTGTCAGCAGTCTCACCAATCTCGTTTGTTGCTGATCCACGTTGCTGAACAAACTTGTCTTGTGTGACTTGTTCCGTCTCAAGAGTTTGTGCTGCTGGTCCTTGAATTGCCTTACTGATAAGTCCTTCTCTTGCCTGCTTGCCAACAAGCTTATACCCAGTCACATGTTCAACCTGACCAAAGATTTTGCTAATTGAGACCGCTTGGGTTATTTCAAAGAAAACAGATCCATACGAAATAAAGTCGCCTATTTTCATTCTTAGACCTTTATCTGTAAGATCTTGAACATGAACGCGTGCCTCAATAGAGTGAAAATTTTCACTTCCAAACTTGTTTGTTCTAATTTCACCAGGTGACCACTCAACAAGTGCATCTATTTCAATCGGTTGATCAAATATTTTTTCCGTTGACTCCTCGTAAACATCATGCACTGATGTCACGTCAGTTCTTATTGGATAGTAGAATATTGTTTGACCGATCACATCCTTAATAATTTCTTTTGTCAGATCACTGATCAAATCAAGCTCTCTTGATGTTATGAAAAGCCTTGCCATTTTACTATCCTATTGTGATAACACGACCCATCGGGACAGGTATAGACTTGAGAATTTTCTGGATGTTGTCTACCTCTGCGGCTTTTGTCTCTATGAGCTTGTTGTAGGTCATAGAGTCCAACATCTCTTTTAGATCAGTCTTAAGCTTTTCTTTCTCATCTTTTGCAGTTGATTTTAGATCAGCCCCATCAAGCTGCAGCTCTGCGCCAGGAATTGGTATTGATCCAAACTTTGATCTGATCATTCCAAGCAGCTCTTTTGAGAGTGACAATGTATATTGCCTAACCCACTGACGCGCCATCGAGTTTACTTTTGAGAAGACAAAGTTGCCATATGGAACGTTTGAAAGATTAGAAACACCGTTAATAGATGCATCTGGAATTGATGGGTTAAGCGGACTTGATTCAAATCCAACTCGAACCCAAAGATTTAAAGGATTAACTGCTGTTGGAGAAGGGAATATTCTAATCTTTGTCCCTGTGACCCTATAACTGTAGTTTGAACGACGAACTCTGTTTGAGATATTCATCTGTCCACCTCTAAGAATATCTTCAAACACTGGTAGGACATAAAACACAGTTTCTGGTGTGAATGATTCAAAAGAAAATTCGTTGTTCAAGTAGTTGACTGCAGATGTTGTATCAAAAAATCTGTAAGCAGCTGACGGATTGTAGTGCATTATTTCAAAAATTCTCATCTTTCGTTGTTCTGGATTCAAAGATGAGCTCACAACTGGTATATTTGTCGTAGGATCAACAAGGTCAGTGTAGAGATCGTAATCCTGGACATTTTGACGCAGCTTTATTGATCCTGATGCAGAGTTGTATGATCCACCAAGTCCTGCTTCAACAGCATAAGGCTCTGCAAGCCTTATAATATAATTGAGTGTGTCTCGAGGTAGCTTTTGTGTTGCTTCGTTAAGACTACCAGTTTGCATGCCAAGCAAAGAAAGAAGCTGACTTTTTGCCTGATACTGATTAACTATTGATCCATATTCCAAGAATGCTTCTTCAAAGCATGCCCAAACTTGCTTTCTTGTCAACTCAACAGACAAAACGTCATCACCAAGACGACGCTTGACAAATGTTACCATTGCGTCTGCCTCACCTTGGAACACAGCGTCTGAGTCAAAGAAGCCAAAAGGCGTTGGATTGAGAGTATTTATGAAGTTTGACAAAGCTAGCCTCTTTTCATAAATAGGAAGCTAGTATGCATTTAAATACTGTGTATGTAGATTAGATCATTGCAAAATTTTATTTTTACGATAATGTTCTTGCAGCAATGTATCAGAAATGATCTTGCGAAGGCGCGATTCACTGATAGTGGCTGTGGCTGTATCAGCAGGTGCCTTATCAGCTGCAGCTGTTCCAGGTTCATCGGCAGGAAAGCTATCTTTGTATTCTCCCTTCATAAGAATCTGAAAGATTGCTGTTAACGCAAATGAAACAGGAATAACCACCTTTATAACAGTTTGCATCAGAGATATTAAAGACTCAGAATTAGAGCCAATAAAACTTGCTAATTTTTTCATGGCTATCTCGTAGCCTTCTGCACCAATGTTACCAGACACTCCCATCAAAATTTTTGTTGGCAGTCCGCGCTCGTCAATTTTTTTTGCAACTTTATTAAGAAGTTCTACAATAGACGCAAAAAGCTCAGTAAAAAAAGTCTTTGTAGCTTCAGGATCAAGAAGAAATTTTCCAAAATTGCCAGCCAAAGAAAACATTTTTGATAAGACAGAAAAAGAATTATTAGAAAGTGTGCTCAACGCAGTTCTAACTACTGTGCCAATGGCGGCCTCAGCGATTGCGTCAGGGATAATTAATTTTATGCCTTTAATTAATACATCCACAGTTTTGTCAATCATACTGGCTACTAAGTCTTTTAATTTTTCTACGTATTCATCTATTTTTTTTGTGATGCCTCCACCAAGCATGCTTAAACTTTTCTTGATAATCTTTCTAACAATTTGATAAAATTGTTGCGGGCTTTTCATTAAAGCATTTTTTGCATCGAGAACAGAGTTAAAAAGATCAGAAAATTCACCAGCTGATGACGTGATTGTTTTTACGTTTGCAACGGCGCTGGCTACAGACTTAACTGCAAATAAACCGGAGACGGCAGTCTCGGCAGCTGGTCCTACAGCAAGCCCGGCGCCGCCGGCTGGCATTGTTAAAGTGCCGATTCCATACTCAACAGCGGCTGATATTGCATATTGTAATGCATCTTTTGCAAGACTAGCAATTAAGCCTGAAGACTCTTCTTTTAGCAAGATTGGCTCATATGATAAAATTGCAAGCTCGACTGTTAATCTTGGAGATCTTTCAAAAATCGGATATTTGAATATATCATTTTCGATTAATCGATTTGCAGTTCTCATGTCCATGTTCCTTTTTATTATCTTAGTTTTCTTATAGATTCGAAAAGAGAATGAAGCAAAGATTTTTTGCTTTCATCTATGATACTTTCGTGCTCACCCTTAAGTATCTGCCAGTATTTATCTTTAAGCTCTTTTGACAGCGTTTGCGGGACAAAGTTGTTGAAAGATTCATGATCATTTGAAACCAAAAACTCTCTCATTCTTGTTCCTGAGATTTGAACCGTCTCGGATCTTGGGACTGGTCTTTGCTGTAGCTTCTCAGCCGCTGCTGGATCACGAAGCGCGTCAGAAAGCTTTGACAAAGAATACTTTGATCTTGCGTCTTCATCATCAGAGTAGATCACAAACTTACTAACAACGTCTTTTAGCTGTCTCATCTTGTCAATTGCAAGATGAAGTGGCGACTCTGGTGAAATTATCAACGTTGCGTTTGGGTAGTCATTATGAAATTGTGGCTCAAGAACCGCCTTCCACGCATCAATCATTGATCCAGCTGGAAGTTCATCTCGACCGGCTGTTGACGTGATCACAAGAACCTCATCGCACTCAGATGAGGCAAGTCTGATCATTTGCCAGTGACCGGAGTGAATTGGCTTACCAGCAACAACATAGACTCCAATGCTTATGCCGCTCTCTGTTCCAATTTCAAGTCGTTTCATAACTTGCGTTTTTGTAGTTAAGAACAGGTCCTCCTGACGTTGGATCAAGCTTTTTGGGTGTATCAATTGTCCAAGACGATTTGAGATTGCCAAGTCAAAATAACATTCCTGGTGAATATCTTCAAGAAGTTGATTTAGCTCTGCTTCTGGAATGTTTCGACGCTGCGAAGGCGCGTGCTCAGCTGAGATCTCGCGTGAGATTGCAATGATGTTGTTCCAATACTCTTGCTCAATCTCTCTTGTTTCAGCACGAAACTTTTGCTTTATTACCTGGCGATGTTCAACGTCGTGCTGATCAAATCTTAAAGCTTTGTAGAGCGCCTGTGTGGCAGATGTTGTAAAGACAGACCCTTCGGCAGCAGGATACTCGCCTGTCTTTGACACGTCAGCGTCAGTTGAAAGAGTTGTTTGAAAGTCAGAAAACACTTCGTATATTGCATCAACAATTTTTAGTGGCTTGTCAAGTGTTGTGTCTTCGTAAGCTGACTTCAACTTGTCAAACATCTTCACATAACGATTCTGGATTACACGATTTAGTATTCCATCACGAAGATTACCAATGCTCGAAAGACTTCCTGAGAATAGAGCTGGATACATGTTGACTTCTAAGATACGAGAATACTCTTCAAGACGAGGTTGTCCGCTCTCTGGCGCAATATTTGTGACAAGGTATGCTCCGGTAACCTTGTACTTTGAACTTCCATACATAGTCAAGAATATTCCATGCTTTTGTGGATACTCACGGCTGATTGTTGGTTTTCGCTGGACAAATTCAAGAAAGAACTCAGTCCCTTGTGGAATTGTCTTAGTTCTTGAATGCACTCGTGCAAGATGATTATGAACAAGTGAATATTGCGCAGTTCCAGATGATGATGATTTGACGTCATCTTCGCGCGATGATAATCCACGAGCTTCACCTGGGTAGATGACATTTCCTTTATAAGAGATGTACCAGTTTTTGGTGTAGTCATCAGGATCAAATGCGTTGTTGCGCCGTAACAAGGTAAGCTTTGTTCCGTCAATCTTTTCAACAATTTTTATGCTTGGATCATTGAGAAATTCTTGTGCTTTCACACGATCATTTGCCCGAGCTCTTGGAGAAGCGTCGGGTCGTATCATAGTTTTCTTGAGGTCGTCAATAGAAATATTAGTTGACATCAAAAGCTCCGAATTGCTTTTAGTCCTGTTGCTCTTTGTCTTGATTCATCAGCGCGAGGCAAGTCATCATCTTCTGTGAAGCCTTCTTGACCTCGAACTTTGTATCTAGAGTAAAAGCTTCTTTTTAGTCCATCAAGATCAACAGTTGAAGACTCTGACTCAGGAAGAAGTTGTCTAAACATTTCAAGAGTTTTATCTTTTACACCTTCATCCTCTTTTGAGTCAGACGCTGAGAGTTGCTGCGCACGTTGACCAAAGAATCTGTCCACCATCTCCTCATACGTCTTCACTATCTCTTGTGGTGAAAGGCGCTCCTTCATCAACTCAAGAACACCAACAAATGAACTAAAATTTTCCATATCTGCAGCTGTCATTGGTGGATTTGTTCCAAAAAGATTCTCAAAGATCATCTTTACATCACGAACAGCGTCAGTTCGTTCTGGACGTGTGAGGTATTTATAGACCTCGTTACCATCGTAAGTCCAGTCAAGTCTTTTGTATCGTGATCCATGACCTGTCACTAGATCAAGAGACTTGATCGGTCTAAGAGATACAGGAATTTTTGAAGATTTTTCGATTTGCTTTCTAACAAAATCTTCGGCATCCTCACGGGCTTTTGCTGGATTCTTTTTCTTTTGAGAATTGAGTATCTCATCTTGCTTCTGTTGAACCATCTTCTCAATCTTATCTTCAGACGGAGGTTTAAACCCAGGATCACCAGTCATGCTTATCTTTGGTTTTTCTGCAGTTGCTGAGGGGGTTGCAAGAACAGCGTTCATCGGTGGGGGCGAACGCACAGCAGCAAGTGAGAATAGTAGAACTTTATGCGCAAGACCTTTCACGCCAGATCGAATGTCTCTCCACGAAGATGAATATGAAAACTTTGCCCATTGAGTTGGTCTTCCACTTTCATACTCTGAGCCTTCAAAATCAATCTGAAAGAAAGTGTCCCCTGTTCCTTCCGGAGCTTCTGAGTCCCATGTATAAGCAAAGAGGGCATTTATCTGATGAGCTCCTGGAGATTTTTTGTTATGACCAACATAAGCTATCCGCTGAGTTAGTTGATTGTCTTCTCTCTTGTTTAGTGTGTCAAAAAGATCAATCATTTTCTCGCTTGGAACAGTAAGATCAATGTCTCCTATTGACGGTTTATAGTTCATAAACTCTTTGTCAGAGAGAGTTTCTTCGGGAGCAAACAAATGCGAGGATGATCCATTAAACGCAAGCCCAGAGCCTAGAATATCATCTCTTTGTGATCTATCCCAAAGCGTTTTACTGTGATCGCGTTCAAATTCCTGATCAAGGACAACAAGCATCTCAATAACATCTTTTCTAAGCTGCTGGCGCGTGATTCTACTATCACGTAGATCTATCTTTTCAGCAAAAGCTTCGCGTCCACGAAACTGCTTAACGCGCTCAGGACCTTTTACAAGACCAGTCTCGGGGTCTCTGATTAGTGCGCGGGTATTTCCGCCTTCATTTATTGAGGAAGGTCCAAACATAAAATGAGTAATACTAAACATG